GACTACGGATTTTCGACGAATACATATAGTATGGAAGATGGTGATAGCGATAAGCAAGGTTGGCCACATTATGTCTAAAGAAGATAATAAGAATGTTGATAATGATTATGAATACTCAAGAGAAGTATTATTTGATTTAATTGAAAAAGGCCGTGGTGCTTTGGAAGATATGATTGAGGTTGCACGTGAGAGCGAACATCCAAGAGCATTTGAAGTTCTTTCCGGCTTAATGAAAAACACAGCAGACATAAACGATAAACTTCTTGATTTAAATAAGAAGCATAAAGATATTAATACAGACCCTTTAAAACAGATTGAAAATGGCACGACAAATAACAATGTTTATGTAGGATCAACTGCTGATCTACAAAGAATGTTGCAAGATGTGAAAAGTGCAAAGGAGAATAATGTGGTAGATATTACACCACACTTAAGAGATGAATAATATTATTAATGGTAATGAGGGTTACCTTGGCAATCCACTTGTAAAACGAGATGGAATTGTTCAAGCCTGGACCCAACAAGAAATACTCGAATATCAAAAATGTATGATGTATCCGGCATATTTCGCACGGACATATTGTAAAATTATATCTTTAAATGATGGTTTGGTTCCGTTTGAACTTTACGACTATCAAGAAGAAATGTTTAATCACTTTAATGATAATCGATTTTCAATTGTTCTTGCATGTCGACAATCTGGTAAATCTATTTCATCGGTTGCTTATTTGCTCTGGTATGCTTTATTCAATAGTGAAAAGAATATTGCTATCTTGGCAAACAAAGGTGCAACTGCTCGAGAGATGTTATCTCGCGTTACACTGATGCTAGAAAACTTACCTTTCTTTTTACAGCCCGGGACAAAAACACTCAATAAAGGTTCAATTGAATTTGGTAATAATTCAAAGATATTAGCAGCTGCAACTTCAGGATCATCAATTCGTGGTTTATCTATTTCGCTGCTATTCCTTGATGAGTTTGCATTTATTGAAAATGCTACTGAATTTTATACATCAACCTATCCAGTTATTTCATCTGGTAAAGATACAAAGGTAATTATTACATCAACTGCTAATGGTATTGGTAATCAATTCTATAATATTTGGCAGGGCGCAATACAAAAAACAAATGCGTTTAAATCATTTCGAGTTGACTGGTGGGATGTACCAGGTCGTGATGATACCTGGAAGCTTGAAACAATTGCAAATACATCACAATTACAGTTTGATCAAGAATTTGGTAATACATTTTTTGGCACCGGCGATACTTTAATTGGCGCTGAAGCATTGATGGGAATGAAAGCTATTGAACCTTCTCGTATTTTAGAAGGTGGGCATTTATTAATGTATAATGAACCCAAGAAAAATCATGAATATGTTATTACTGTTGACGTTTCAAAGGGAAGAGGACAGGATTATTCAACGTTTAACGTGATCGATGTAACAAGTAAACCTTTTAACCAGGTCGCAGTTTATCGATGTAATTCTATCTCTCCAATACTCTTCCCTGATATTATATATAAGTACGCAAATTCCTACAACAAAGCATATGTTATTGTAGAATCAAATGATCACGGGGTTCTTGTTACACGTGGTTTATATCATGAATTAGAATATGAAAATATGCATATGTCATCAGTTATTAAATCAGATGGCATTGGCATAGAAATGAATCGTAAAGTAAAACGATTAGGTTGTTCTGGTATTAAAGATATTATTGAAAACAATAAACTTAAGATTAACGATACAAGCACTATACTTGAATGCTCTACCTTTATCGCAAGAGGGCAATCATTCGAGGCTTCACCGGGCAACCACGACGACCTGATGATGAACCTGGTAATGTTCGGGTATTTTGCTACAACGGAAATGTTTACAGATATGACTGATATTAATTTAAAACAGTTTATGTTTGAAGAAAGAGCTAAAGCAATTGAAGAAGATGTAGTTCCGTTTGGATTCTATGATAATGGATCTGAACACATGAGTGAATTACAAAGAAGAGAAGACATGGGAAAACCCTGGGCGGTTGACTATGATCATACAGATTTTTGAAATATTATTTCTTATAAATAAGAGTAATGAATATCCGTAAGGGTACAACCGTATTATGAAAAACATATAATTAAACTCATTTAAAGGGAAAGAGTCATGGCAGTATCAGAGTCCCCGGCAATTACCGTTAAAGAGATTGACCTATCCGGTGTGGTGCCCAACGTAGCATCAACAACGGGAGCAATGGTAGGCGATTTTAATTGGGGTCCAGTCGATTCCCCAGTTTTAGTTTCCGACGAAGCAGGTTTAGTCTCAGTTTTCGGTAGTCCAAGCAAAACGAACACAATCGACTTTCATTCCGCTGCATATTTTCTAAGATATGCTAACTCGCTATACGTTGTTCGGGAAGCAACAGAGGGTGGATCAGAAAGTAATAACGCACGCGATGCACGCGCAACAGGCACAGCAAGAATTAAGAACCTAGATTCTTTTGACTTCCAACTGGCAGCAAGAGATTCAGACAAACATACCTTTATTGGTAAATATCCAGGTGCGCTTGGTAACAGTTTGGCAGTTCATTTCTTACAAGGTGTAGATAGCGCTTCAGACGTAGCATTCACAGGATGGACCTACGAAGACAACTTCGATGGTGCACCTATAACATCAGACTACGCTGCAAACCGCGGCGCTTCAAAAGACGAAATGCACGTTGTAGTAGTTGACCAAGACGGTGAATTCACTGGAACAAAAGGAACAATTCTTGAATCGTTCCCATTTGTATCTGCAGCGAATGACGCCAAAACAGCAGACGGGTCAAGCAACTATATTTTAGACGTCATTAACGATAGATCACAGTATGTCTGGATGGCAGGCTTCGGTAATGTAACCGATTCTGACTTCAGTTCAAACGCTGGTACAGCAATAGCAGATGGTAAAGACTTTACTACTGGTTTTGTTCATTCAGCACAATCTATCTCACTTACAACTGGTGCTAACTCTGCAGCATTGACTACAAGTCAGTATGCAACTGGTTTTGATAAGTACGAAGACAAGGATAATATCCAAGTTGACTTCCTTATCGCTCCAGGCATGGTTACCCGTACAGATCAAACAACAGTTGTTAATGATTTAAACTCAATTGCACAAAGCACACGTAAAGACTGCGTAGTTGTTGCATCACCTGCACGATCAGATGTTATCACTTCAACAACACCAAACGCTGACGTTATTGCTACTGCAAAAACATTCACATTTGGATCATATCTCTTCTGTGATAATAACTATCTTAAAGTGTATGATAAGTATAACGATCAATACATCAATATTCCAGCCGCATCTTCTACAGCGGGTATCATGGCAGCATCAGACAATAATGCCGCTGCATGGTTCTCACCAGCTGGACAACGACGTGGTGCATATCTTGGTATTACAGCATTAAAATACACTCCAAACAAAACTGAGCGAGACCTACTCTATAGAAATGGTGTTAACCCAGTTGCAAATATTCCAGGGCAAGGTATCTTGCTATTTGGTGATAAAACACATATGGCTCGACCAAGTGCGTTTGACCGTATTAACGTACGTCGCCTCTTCCTGGTACTTGAAAGAGCAATAGCCATTGCTGCACGAAATGTTATGTTTGAATTCAACGACGAGTTTACTCGGGCAGAATTTGTAAACATTGTTGAGCCATTCCTACGGGAAGTACAGGGTCGACGAGGTATTACAGACTTCCGAGTTGTCGCTGATGAAAGCAACAATACTGCAGCCGTTATAGATAGAAACGAATTCGTATGTTCGATCTTCATCAAACCAGCACGTTCAATTAACTTCGTAACACTTAATTTTGTTGCGGTTAGAACCGGTGTTGACTTTGAAGAAGTCGTCGGTACGGTATAATAGAGCGGTTGAAAGGATAAAGCAATGGTTCTCGCAGTAGACGACTTTAAAGCCAAATTACGAGGCGGTGGTGCACGACCGAATCTATTTAAGGCTACAATTAACTTCCCAGCTTATGCAGGCGGAGATGTAGAAATTACATCTTTCCTTTGCGAAGCTGCCCAGCTACCTGGATCAATTATGGGTATTGTTACAGTACCTTTCCGTGGTAGACAACTTAAAATTGCAGGTGACCGTACATTTGACACATGGTCACCAACTATTATTAATGATACTGATTTCAAAGTCCGCAATTCAATGGAACGTTGGATGAACGGTGTAAATGCTCACCAAGCAAACACTGGTCTAACTAATCCTATTGATTATCAAGCAGACTTGTTGGTTGATCAGTTAGATAGAGATGAGGCTGTATTGAAGTCTTATGTCTTTAGGGGCTGTTTCCCTACTAACGTAGCACCAATTGATCTTGCATATGGATCCAATGATGAAATCGAAAGATTCACTGTTGAATTCCAAGTACAATATTGGGAGTCAGATACTACTTCCTAATAGTAGTATACATAAGATAAGGCAGGGCGGAAACGCCCTGTCTCCTCTAATAAGGATAAAGCATGGCCGATAATAGTTTAAAGCTTTTTGGTTTTGAGATTCGACGATCCAAAACACAAGAAACCAAAGATAAAAATTTACGATCCATTGTTCCAAAAGTGGACGAAGACGGTGCAGGATATGTAACCGCCTCTGGATCGCATTACGGTCAATATATCGATATTCATGGTGATAAGTCGAAAGACAATTCAACTTTGATACAAAAGTATCGTGGAGTTGCATTGCATCCAGAAGTTGATGCCGCTATTGAAGATATCACAAACGAGTCAGTTTCAGGTGGTGATGAAATTGCAGTTAAGCTAGACTTAGATAAAACAGAATTGTCTAAGAAAATTAAGAATACAATGCAAGAAGAATTTGATTCTATTCTTTATATGCTAAACTTTGCAGATCTTGGCCACGATATATTTAGATCATGGTATGTTGACGGTAGGAAAGCCTACCACTTAATAGTAGACGAAAAGAATGAAAAAGCAGGTGTTCAAGACATCCGTCCGATTGACGCCGCTAAACTCAGAAAAGTTAAAGAAGTAATTAAGAAAAAAGATCCTGTTACTGGGGCTAGCATAATTGAAGGACAAAACGAGTACTTCATATATCAAGAAAAACCCGGGCAACAAAACAGCGGTATAAAACTTACTAAAGATTCAGTCATTTATACAACGTCGGGACTCCTTGATTCTTCTCAAAAGCATGTTGTTTCATACCTGCACAAAGCACTTAAACCAATCAATCAGCTACGAATGATGGAAGATTCATTGGTTATCTACAGGCTTGCACGTGCGCCTGAACGTCGTATATTCTATATTGATGTTGGCAATATGCCTAAAGGTAAATCCGAAGAGTACATGAAAGGAATCATGACTCGCTATCGGAACAAATTAGTATATGATGCAGCAACGGGTGAAATCAAAGATGATCGTAAACATATGTCAATGCTTGAAGATTTCTGGCTACCACGTCGTGAAGGCGGCAAGGGGACAGAGATTAGCACTCTACCAGGTGGTGAAAATCTTGGACAGATTGATGATATTGTTTACTTCCAGAAAAGACTATATAGATCTTTAAACGTTCCTATCAATAGGTTAGAACAAGAAGCTCAGTTTAGTCTTGGTAGATCAACCGAAATTTCTCGTGATGAATTAAAATTCCAGAAGTTTATTGATAGACTTCGAAAGCGTTTCTCAATGATGTTCCGAGAAATGTTAAAACGTCAGTTAATCCTAAAAGGTATTATTGCCGAAGAAGATTGGGCTGATCTTTCAAACCAAATTATGTTTGACTTTGTAAGGGATAACCACTTTACAGAATTGAAAGAAGCAGAACTACTTCGTGAGAAATTGCAATCACTTGATCAAGTACAACAGTATGTTGGTGATTACTTCTCAAAAGAATGGGTAATGAAAAATGTTCTTAAATTTGATGATGATCAGATCAAACAAGTTGAAGATCAAGCAGATAAGGAAGAACCTGATGAACCAGATCAAAAAGATAATCGTGTCAGTGATGAGGAGTAAATTATGACAGATGATGTAGCAGTAGCAGAACCCGCAGATCAAGCAAATGCAGATGTAATGAATATGCTTGATCATATCGCCCAGGCGAACTATGAAAAAGCAAATGCAATTTTTAACGATCAAATTAACGATCGGTTGCACAATGCACTCGAACAAGAAAAAGTCGGTATAGCGCAGACTATTACACTTGACGACTTAGATGCCACGGGAGAAGCCGATGAAGCCGGAGAAACCGATGAAGCCCCGGAAGCCGAAGCCGGCGAAGAAGCCGAAATAGAAGATGGTGCTGAAGATGCAGTATTAGATGATGAAATCACAGATGAAGATATTGAAGCAGCTGTTGATGAATTAATTGACGATGAAGAAGACGAAAATTAATTTAAACTCTAAACTCAAAGTGTTATAAATAACACATGGTACTAAAAGGTTGCACTTATGATTAGTTTTTCTATGTTAAGAGAAAAAAGAAAAAAGGGGATGCCCCCGGGAGAGCATGTCTTCGACCAAAAGGTTGCAGGATATGATCTTATGATTCATAAGGAAAAAGGCCGGTTTATCGCATACATTGATATGGAAAAATTCGATGAGTTTCGAAATATGAATGATGCAAAAAAAGCCATGACGCAATTTGTAAAAATGGCTGGGAGGAAAAAACGATGAAACTAATTACTGAATTCACAGAAAACGATGTGCAATGCATTGTCGAAAAAGCAGAAGACGGTACTAAGTCACATGTCATCGAAGGTGTTTTTGCCCAGGCAGACGGAAAGAATAGAAATGGTCGCATATATCCACTGCCAGTATTAACAGGCGCAGTGAATGAATATGTCGAACAACAAGTTAATCAAGGACGAGCAGTTGGTGAATTAAACCATCCTGACGGTCCAACGATTAATCTTGATAAGGTATCCCATCGTATTACCGAACTAAAAATGGACGGTAAGAATGTGATGGGTAAGGCACGTATTTTGAGTACTCCAATGGGAATGATCGTTTCAGGTCTTCTTGAGGGTGGTGTTCAATTAGGTGTATCAACTCGTGGTATGGGAAGTCTTGAGCAAAGAAATAACGCTATGTATGTCAAAGACGATTTTAAATTAAATACGATTGACATCGTACAGGATCCATCAGCACCTAATGCTTTCGTTAATGGAATAATGGAAGGTGTAGAATGGATATGGAATAACGGTATTATCGAAGCCCAAGAAATTGAAAGAATAGAGACTGAAATTAAGAAAGCCCCTCGTGCTGATCTTTATGAGACGCAGGTACGTGAATTCAAAAATTTCCTCTCGTTACTGAAAACAAAATAGGAGAGTCAATTATGACTGATCAAGTACAGGACCAGGAAATTGAGCTCAATGATGACGAGAATACGTTTGAAGAAGCTCACGATCCTAAAAATGCCGAAGCTGACTCCATTGCATCTGTAGATAAAGCAGAAAATGCTGGTAAAACAGCAGCGAAGCGTAAAGGCGATAAGTCTGATGGCGAAAAATCCATCAAACCTGCCGCTACAAAAGCGCCCGCACCGCAAGCAGAAGCCAATGACTTTAACGACGATCTGGAAGCCCTGATCGGAGAAGAAGCTACATTGTCTGAAGGATTCAAAGGCAAAGCCGCGATTATATTTGAAGCTGCAATCTCATCGAAAGTAGCAGAAGAAGTTAGTCGCATCGAGGAAAATTATTCAGCTCAACTCTCAGAAGAAGTTGACACATTCAAAGCCGAAATGGTTGAGAAGGTTGACGGTTATCTGAACTACGTAGTTGAAAATTGGATGAAAGAAAACGAAGTTGCAATTCAGTCCGGTCTACGCACTGAAATCGCAGAAGAGTTTATGGACAAATTGCAGACACTATTTACAGAGTCTTATATTACTGTTCCAGAATCCAAAGTTGACCTAGTTGACAAGTTGTCAGAAGCTAATGCAGAGCAAGCCTCTAAATTGGACGAACAGACAGCAGACATCATCGCTATCCGTGAGGAACTAGAAAGCTATAAGCGTTACGAAATTATTCGTGAAGCTGCCGCTGGCCTCGCTGAAACTCAAGTAGAAAAGCTAGTTAAGCTTTCTGAAGATGTAGACTTTGTAAGTGAAGAAGTTTTCGCTGAAAAAGTTGCTACTATCAAAGAAGCATATTTCAAAAAACCAGCTAAAGACACTGCAGAAGACATTGCTGAAGATGTAGCACATGAAGACGGAGATGTATCCGCTCCAATGGCTGCTTACCTAACAGCACTACGTAAACCAACTTATTAAGGGAGTTCCAAAAGATGGAAACTTACGATAAACTAACCCAGAAATGGGCTCCGGTACTGAATGAAGGTACTGAAATCAAGGACTCACACAAACGTGCAGTTACTGCCGTTGTTCTTGAAAACCAAGAAAAAGAGTTTGCTTCACAAAATGAGCAAGCTGGAATGCTAAACGAAGCTGGACCAGGCAACGCAGTATCATCTGCAGCTAACTGGAACCCAGTTCTAATCTCACTTGTACGACGTGCAATGCCTAACATGATGGCATATGACGTATGTGGTGTTCAGCCAATGACTGGTCCAACAGGACTTATCTTTGCAATGAAATCACGTTACGGTGCTGGTGCAACATCATCAACAGAAGCACTTTACAACGAAGCTCTTACAGGTCACGCAGGTGATTCATCTGTAACTGAAAACAGCAATCCTTCAGGTCTTAGCGGAATTGATCCAGCTGCAGGTAACGTAGCGGGTGACTCTTCACTTGACTCCGAGCGTGTAACTGGTGGTACTGCTGGCGGTATGTCAACTGCAGACGCTGAGGGTCTTGGATCTTCTGGTCAAGGTCCATCATCTACTTTCAACGAAATGGGTTTCACCATTGAAAAAGCAACTGTGACTGCAAAATCACGTGCTTTGAAAGCAGAATATAGCTTAGAACTTGCTCAGGATCTTAAAGCCATTCACGGCCTAGATGCTGAAACAGAACTAGCGAACATCTTGTCAACTGAGATTCTTGCTGAAATCAACCGCGAAGTAATTCGTACAATCAACTCACAAGCCAAAACTGGTGCATTGACTGCTAATACAGCTATTAATGGTATCTTTGACCTTAGCACAGATGCTGATGGTCGTTGGTCAGTTGAGAAGATCAAAGGTTTGATCATGCAGCTAGAGCGTGAATCAAATGCGATTGCTAAAGAAACAAGACGTGGTAAAGGTAACTTCATGATCTGTTCTTCTGACGTAGCATCTGCTTTGTCAGCATCAGGCATGTTGGACTATAGCCCAGCAATGAGCACAAACCTTAACGTTGATGACACAGGCAACACATTCGCTGGTGTTCTTAACGGTCGTATGCGTGTCTATATTGACCCATATGCAACTGCTGATTACGCAAACGTTGGTTATAAAGGTACTAACCCTTATGACGCTGGTGTATTCTATTGCCCATACGTACCATTAACTATGGTTCGTGCGGTTGCGGAAGACACATTCCAGCCAAAAATCGGGTTCAAAACTCGTTACGGCATGGCATCTAACCCATTCGTAGGATCAACTCCTGCAGACGGACTAGCAGCTGTTAAAACTAACCAATACTACCGTATCTTCCGCGTGGACAACATCCTAGCGTAAGTTAAGTATAAAAAAAGGAGGGAACCAACCCTCCTTACACTACCAAACTGGGGCGCTTCGGCGTCCCTTTTTTATGAAACCATACGATCTTCTGAAATTTCATCTTCAAATACATGCATGCGTGTGAAACCTAAAGGATCAACCATCCACATTTTAGTGCCATCAAGTTCAATGATATCACCAACTGATGTAGATGTAGCCTTATCATTACACTTTTCAACTCTTTCAGGATCATTCCAAACATTAGTAAGTTTGAATATTTCATCTAAATCATCTGATTTAAGTTCATAAGCTAACTTATAATATTGTTGATAATGAGGCATCCAACCTTTGAACCCCTCATTCATCACATTCATTTTTGCTTTTCCAGCATCAATTTGATCCCAACCATGCTTATTGATTGCATCACGTTGAGTTTTAGTTAAGATAATTTGATATACACGTGCGGCCATTATACATTCTCCCTTTCGTCAATCACTTTTGACATCCAAACTTTCATCATTGCTAAGTTTTCAGTGTGATTTTCATCCCACAAATCAAGCATCATTTCGAAGTATTCTTTTGAATCTAACATTAAGCTTCCTCTAATTCTAATTGATATTCATTCCAACCATGATTTTTCAATGAAGAATAAAGCCATTCTTCGCCATCCCAAAGATAAAGAAATTGTGCTCCACAATATTCCCAACCTGTAAGAAGGTATTCATCAGAACATTCATACACAATTGCTGTATCAGTGTTTGCAGATTTGTCAATACTATCTTGAAGATTTTCATTCAAAGCAGAAATGTAACCACTGTTTGCAACAGCTGAGGCAAGTTCTTGTGTATTATAGGCTTCTTTTAGCATCATGCCATTGTAAGCAAGATAACCATCATAGTGACAATAAGATGCAGTCACAGAGCCATCTTCGTTTTTAATGGCAATCATAGATGATGTTCCCATTTGTAGTCTCCTTTATTTACTTTATATTATCAATATACACTATCTTCTAACAGTTGTAAATAGTTATTTTCAAACAAAATGAAAATAGTTTATAAATGTGTTAAAAAAGATACACATTTTTTCATATAAATAGACATGTAATTAAAGGATATAATATGGCCACTACAGTTTCAAAATTCGAAGGAACAAACTTTTTACAGCCAACAGGTTTTAAAGTAGTTGTAAATAGAGATAGATTCAAAAACTTAGAATTCTTTGCACAGTCAGTACAGCATCCTGATGTCAGTGTATCTCCCGCAATTCAAACGTTTCGTCGTTCTAATGTATATCTTCCTGGTGATAAGCTAGAATATGGCACGCTTACAATTGATACAATTCTTGATGAGAATATGAATGTATATAAAGAAATGCATGATTGGCTTACAGTTGGAGTTGAACAAAAACAAACCCCATCTGATGGCAATACAATTATAAGTCAAGATAAAAGCTTTTATGATATTAGCGTTCTTGTATTAAGTAGCCATAACAATACGATTGATACAATCCGATATAAAGATGCGTTTCCTACAAACCTTGGCACAATCAATTTTCAATCTACAGTTGACGGTGTACAATTTATAACATTTCCTGTAACTTTTGCATATACAACGTTTACAATTACTAAATAATACGTTATAATAATACTATGAAATATCTTGAACAAATCCTACAGATGTGGGAAAAAGACTCGAAGATCGATAATACATCATTAGATGAGTCTTCTCGTCAATCCCCAGTGTTACATGCTAAATATTTGCCATTGCTTGCTGAAGCTAAAATTGCGTTGAGACGTGCTCATGCAGAACAAAAAGTATTGCTAAAACAAAAGTGGCTATATTATAATGGCAAAATGAATAAAGAGCAAATTGAAGCACACGGTTGGGACTTCGATCCGTTTGAAGGATTACGTGTATTAAAGGGTGAGATGGATTATTATTATGATGCTGATACAGATATACAAGCATCAGAACAAAAAATAGATCAGTGGAAGATAACAGTTGAAACGCTAACCGAGATTGTTGATAATATTAAATGGCGGCATCAAACAATAGGCAATATGATTAAATGGCGAATGTTTGAAGCTGGTGGTTAAACTTCTACACCTGATGTAAGAACACTTTCAATTAATGGTGTAACTGTATTCCAATCAATCTGCATTAAAAATGCTTGATGTTTATCGTGCAATGCTTTTGATGGCCAATCTTTTACAACTGTAAGAGTTTGATTTTCTGCATCAAATGATTCTGAAACTGGAGCTGCATTTAAAACTGTTGTTATATCATCTTTATAAGTTGCCCAATCAGTTAAGCCTAATGCATTAATTTCAGCTAAAATTTGCGAAACACTTTTTGCTTCAAAAATTGCGTCAAATTCAGTTTGATTTGATGGCTTAGGATCTGGATAAGCAGCATTCCAAATATGGCCAGTATGGGTTTTAGTTACTCGGTAAGCCATGTGTTCTCCTATTAAGTTTGGCGTTATTTATCTATTTATACGTACTGTATCGAGAGTTGTACAATGAGGACCACCTAAAAGATATCTTGCATATGGTAGACTTACTGTTTCAACTGTATAATTCATATCACGAAATTTTTTAATTAACTTTGTTTGATCTTGATCAAGCACAATAACACCAGGCTCTATAGTAAGAATATTCATACCTACCCACTTTGATGCAATATTATAATCGTTTGATATATCTCGTATTTCATCTGGTTCAATCCAGACACATTCCCATTTCTTTAAAAATTCAGGCAAGTGTTCTTCGGAGCATCTTGCCTTATTTATTAATATAACCCCTTCTTTGATTGGCACAAGAGTTGAATCTAAATGTGAGCCTTGATATAAACCTTTAAGTATGTGTACGTTATATTCTTTGCCTAATGTTTCTTGTAACCATAAGCCACCTTTAAGCGAGCCAGTTCCGCTTACGAGATATAAAATATCCCTATTACAGCGAATAATATTAGCGGCGTCGAAATATAAGTCGGGATCGTCAAGCGGTGCATGAATAATTTCTCCTAGTTTAAAATGATGTTTTAATGCAGGCCATTCTTCCCTGCGATATGTGAATCTGGTAGGTGTATATATAACTTTGTTACCAATGATAAGAACAGTATCTCGCGTTGAATAAGCACCGAAACCATTTACAGTTTCATAGTTTCGAGTCTTCGGACGAAGTACATTCACACCATAAGTTTTCATTTTATTTGAATACTCAGTTAAGCCCTGTTCTGTTTGTTCAATAATATGAGAAGGCATTTTTTGACCTGAAGGAAGAATCTCCCACTTAACACCATCGGCTATGGGCCAATACATACCACGAGCCGTTCCCAATATAACCTCCTTAAGAGGATCCCATTCATTATGACTATAGACCATTTACTAACTCCTATTTAAATTATATATAAAAATTATGGACGTATTAAAAGTTAAAAATAAGAATCACTCTGTCATGCATATTGCATGCGACTTTGGTATTGCGAATGAGCTTAGCGAGTTCTTTTCATTCTATGTGCCTGGTTATAAGTTTATGCCAGCATATAAGAATCGTGTATGGGATGGCAAAATCCGCTTATTCAATATTCAAACGATGGAACTTCCGGTTGGCCTGTTTCCGTTTTTATATGAGTTTGCCAAACCACGTAAGTATCAGGTTGAAGTTGAGCATAACAATTATTATGGTCGGCCAGATGCACAGAACGATATTAACCCAGAAGAAATCAAAAAATTTATTGATGGGCTCGAATTGCAATCACGTGGTAAGCCAATACAGATAAGAGATTATCAGTTTGATGCAGTATGTGAAGGATTGCATCGCAAAAGAGGTGTGTTAATATCACCAACCGGTTCGGGCAAGTCTCTTATTATTTACGCATTGGTTCAACGGTATTTGTTGAATCACCAGGAGAATAATAAAAAGGTTCTTATTATTGTACCAACGACATCGCTTGTTGAACAGATGTACAATGACTTTGCAGATTATGGAATGCCTGTTGAAGACTGTGTACATCGGATATATTCTGGTCGAGATAAAGAAACAGATAAAGAGATTGTTGTATCCACATGGCAATCAATTTATAAGTTGCAGCCAAAATGGTTTGAGCAATTTGGTGCAGTAGTAGGTGACGAGTGTCATGGCTTTAAATCAAAGTCGCTTACTACGATTATGAATAAATGTAAAGAAGCAGCATATCGTTGGGGAACAACCGGTACATTAGATGGATCACAGACACACGAATTAGTTTTACAAGGACTTTTCGGTAAGATATATAATGTAACGACTACGAAAAAGCTTCAAGACGAAAACACATTAGCAAAGCTAAAAATTAATGTCTTGTTGCTTAAGCATGCGGAGGAGGTCCGCAGAAACTGGGGAAAACAAGACTATCAAGCTGAACTTGACTATATTGTACGCAATGAAGCACGTAATAATTTAATTACAAATTTAGCACTTGATCTTACCGGCAATAGCCTTGTCCTCTTTAATTATGTTGAGAAGCATGGGAAACCTCTCTTTGATCTGATACGTGATAAGGCCCATGAAAAGCGCAAAGTATTTTTTGTGTCTGGCCAGGTTGATACTGCCGACCGAGAAGCAATTCGAAAGATAGTAGAAAGCCAGAAAAATTCGATTGTTGTTGCCAGCCTTGGAACGTTTTCAACTGGTATAAATATTAGAAACCTGCATAACATTGTGTTTGCTTCGCCTTCTAAATCACAAATCCGAGTGTTACAATCAATCGGACGAGGGTTGCGAAAGTCAGATGATGGTAGTGTAGCAAAGCTATATGATATTGCAGACGACTTGCATTGGAAAGGCAGAAAGAACTATACACTTGAACATTCGGCTGAGCGGGTTAAGATATACATAAAACAAGAGTTTGATTATAAAATTTATGAGGTGGATCTTAAATGAGTGATATAAGACAAATGAAACTATTTAGCGGAGAAGAGATTCTTTGTGATTTAGTTGATGTACAAAACGAGTACGAGGATGGAGAGTGCTTTATTATACGTGCTGCTTATCTCCTTATATCAAAAGAAGACTTCGAAAACAATATGCGATATTATACATTCAGACCGTTTATGATGCATATTTTAGATCCTGCTCATGTTCTTTTATTAAATACAGGCGCAGTTATTTGTATAAGTAATCCACATGCAACGGTATTAGAACAATATGTTCATCACTTATCTCTTGTAAGAGAGGAAATGAGAGAACTAGAACAATCGAATATGGAAAATCATTTAGATAAAATGGCCGGTGAAGATGCAAAGAGAGATGATAATGTTGTAGACTTAAAGCCGAAGCTACATTAAGGGTATATTACCCCCTTCTCAAAAGACTCTATTAATTATACACCGATTCTTCAAAATTGTAAACCCCCTAAACGCACAATATTTAAAAATAAATAAGTGTACAATCCTCAGAACCTATGATATAATAGGTAATATATGCTAGGAGTATATTATGAAACCAAGAGACAAGCCCCATTATGTAAACAACCGAGAGTTCTCTCTGGCCGTTGTTGAATATGTTAAAAGGGCAAATCAAGCAGAAGCAAGTAAAATAGAGATTCCTAAGGTCACTGATTATATTGCTACATGCTTTCTTAAGATTTCCGAAGGCCTATCTCACAAATCTAACTTCATTCGATATACGTATCGTGAAGAGATGGTAATGGATGCAGTTGAAAACTGTCTCAAAGCTATAGGTAACTATAACATCGAAGCAGCTACACGATCAGGCAATCCAAATGCCTTTGCATACTTTACTCAAATTTGTTGGTACGCTTTTTTACGTCGTATTGCACGAGAAAAGAAGCAACAAGATATTAAGCTAAAGTATATTTCACAAAGTCCATTTGAAGACTTTGCTGTAGTCAACGCCGATGAAGAATCACTGGCTGCTGCGCATATGTTCGTCGATCAATTGAAGTCTAAGATTGATCAGTTGAAAGAGAAAGACACATACATTGATGCCATTGTAAAAGAAAAGAAGAAGGAACGCAAAAAGCGTGACATGGCTGCTAATAGTAGTGATTCTGATTTAGGAGAAATATTTAAGTGAAAATAGCAATACTCAACGATACACATGCAGGTATTCGAAATGCATCTGATATCTTTACTGATAATGCTAACGTATTTTATAATGAGTTCTTTTCGTATTTGAAAAACAACGATATTAAGAAAATCATTCATCTCGGTGATGTATTCGACAATCGTAAATTCATTAACTATAAATCTTTGCATAGTTTTAGAAAGAACTTCTTAAGTAAGCTTCGTGAATACAATATTCATATGGACGTTATTCCAGGTAATCATGACGTGTTCTATAAGAATACAAATGAGCTTAATGCGTTAAAAGAGTTACTCGGCCATTATATGAACGAAGTAACTATTCATATGGAACCAACTGTATTGAATCTTGATGGATTTAAGTTTGCTCTGTTGCCTTGGATTACTCAAGAAAACTATGGCAAATCTATGGAGTTTATTAAGATATGTAAAGCAGATTGGCTTGGTGGTCATTTGGAACTAAAAGGGTTTGATGTAATGCGAGGTGTGCCACATCATGGCGGTCTAGATCATAGCATCTTCAATCGATTTGAAAAAGTATTGTCTGGTCACTTTCATGTAAGCTCACAACGCGATAACATTCAATATCTCGGTACACAGCTTGAGTTCTTTTGGTCAGACGCACATGACGAGAAAGGCTTCCATATACTTGATACTGAAACTCGTGATCTTGAAAAGATTGTAAATAAGAATACTTTGTTTGAGCATATCATATATGATGATTCAAAGGTTGATTATACATTGTTTGATACGTCACATCTATGTAACAAATTTGTTAAAATAACTGTAATAAACAAGAAAGACCTATTTACATTTGATCGATTTGTTGATAAAATACAGAATGAAAGCATACACGATTTGAAGATAGCCGAGAACTTTAGCGAGTTTGCCGGTGATAATGTAGAAGATGAATCCGTATCAATAGAAGATACTGGTGAGCTTCTCGACAATTATGTCGATGCTGTTGAAACTGAATTAGATAAAGACAAATTGAAAGTTGATATGCGTAATCTATTAGCAGAAGCACAAGCACTCGAGGTAGCATGATATATTTTAAGAAGCTACGATGGAAGAACTTTATGTCTACGGGCAATGAGTTTACTGAAATCAATCTCCAGTCACATAAGTCTACATTGATTGTAGGACAAAACGGCGCAGGTAAATCTACATTACTTGATGCAATGTCATTTGCATTGTTTAATAAACCTCACCGCAATATTAGTAAACCACAGCTTGTTAATTCAATCAATGGCAAAGAGTGTATTGTTGAAATTGAGTTTACTATAGGTAAGTCTAACTTCCGTGTAAAGCGTGGTATTAAACCGGCTATCTTTGAAATCTGGCGCGGTGATGTAATGATTAATCAGGATTCACATGCAAAAGAGTATCAGAAGATCCTCGAACAGAATATCATTAAATTGAATCACAAAAGTTTTCATCAGATTGTGGTATTAGGTAGTTCTTCATTCATACCATTTATGCAATTAAATGCACAGCATCGGCGAGATGTTATTGAAGATTTACTTGACATTAACGTATTCTCTAAAATGAATACTCTTGTAAAAGAAAAGAATGCCGTACTTAAAGAAAAGCTAAAAGATATCTCACATCAACTTGATTTAAAGAAGAATCAGATTGATTCTCAGCGCAAGTATATTCGTGATATCAATGCAATCAATGAAGAAGAAATTGATACAAAAGAGATTCAGATTACTGCGACTGAGGAAGAAATTGATACATTGATTGCTGAGAATGTAGAGTCAGCTGAATATATTGAAAAAGAAAGCGATAGGGTTGATTTAGCTTTAAGTGAAGCGAATAACCGTAAACAAAGTCTGTTACAATATAAAGCAGAGTTTAATACGTCAATTAAAGCAGTTGTTAAAGATGCCAAATTTTATGAAGACAATAGCGAATGTCCAACGTGTGAGCAAACAATTGGTGATGAGTTACGCCAGTCTAAACTTGCAGATGCTAAATCACGTGCAGCTGAACTTACAAATGGTATTCAAAAAGTAGAGGAAGAAGGTAGCAAAGTTTCTGCTACAATTGAAAAGTTTACTACAGCTGCAGGTGTCATTCGTGATCGTCAGCAATCAATCAATAACAATAGTATTGCAATTCAACGGTTACAGGCTTCAATCAAATCATTTAATTCTGATATCACACGACTGACTGGTCGCACCGGCGATCTATCAAAAGCAAATGAAGAGATGGCAGCTATGACTGCATCAAAAGATGCTTACATGGAAGATCGTTTAAGACTCAATGAAGTCTTTTCTTACAATACAGTAATGGCTGAAATGCTAAA